GGACTGGCGTCCTGTATCGTTGGAGCGTGGGTGTGGGATAGACATGCTCAGTACAATAAAGGCGTAGCAGCCTGTGAACTAAAGCAAGCGGAAGCTAAGGCGAATTACTGGGAACAACGCAGTACGCGCTTAGCGGAGGAGGGCAAGATTGCTCTTGAGAAGGAGAAGGTAGTTGGCTCTAGAGTATCTACACTAGATGCTGTTCGTAAACGTGAGGTTGAACGTGAAGCTGCAAAACCTATTGCTGATAGCTGCTTGTATTCTGATGCAGAGTTGCGGGAACTTGAAGAACTCATTCGTGAAACCGGAGAGGGATCCTCTGTGGTGCCCGCCAACAGCAATGGCTCCGTGCAGTGAGATCGAGCTAAACAAAAATCCCCGCGCTTTCGCGAAGGGATTGATTGTTGACTACCAAGTGTGTAAGTACAAGCAAGCTCTACTTTCTAAGTGTATATCAGATTATGAGTCAGATGTAAAGTAACTCTCCGTCTGGAAAGTGAAGGACGTGATAATCCGTTACTGTGCCCATAGCTTCTAGGGCCCTTTGATCGGCATCTATAAATGTCTTCAGTTCAGCGTTGAAGTCACATATAACGGGGGAGCGCAGTATCTCCCCCTCTTCTATTTCCTGTGATACTAGAGCTACAAGCACACAGCCTGTAGGTACATCTTCGCCCTTTGTATAGGGAATCCAGCTAGTCGGCGTTGGTAAATTGAATCTCGTACTGTCGATCATTTGTACTAGGTCGGTCATTAAAGATCATGCCTTCCAGTTTAGATAGTTCATCGAAGATGCCTTGAGGAATATTAGCTCCGGTTGTCTGCTCAAAGTAGACCAAGGCACCGACGATGTTATCGAGTTTGTTTCGTATCTCAAATTCTTTCATTAACTCTGCGCAGTTCTTCGCTGCAATTCCTTATTGATTAGCTCCATAGTTTCCTTCTCAGGGAACATATGATTAGCCCACTTCTCGGCGGTAGTACGTCCGTACTTTCCACGAATCTCAAACAATCGTTTTGCCCACATAGCAATCATCTTTGGATGGTTACTAATGACCAATCCCATCAGGAGGTTTCTCCTTTCTGGGAGTTGAGGTACTGACGCTGATCATATCGCACGCTCCAAGGATCCAGCCCGTTCCAAGGATCAGGTACCGGATTTACCTTGTTTTTAAACTCAGCAGTTGGATCAACAATTTTAGCAGGCGGATAGCTGCCTGTCTTTACAAGTGGGTCTCGCTTTCGTTTTACCAAGTTTTCTAAGATGTTTAGTGCCTTCAAATCGTCTATCAAGTCTGGGTATCTACTAAGCGCTTCTAATAGATTACTTTCTTCTAATGTCAGTTGCATTTATTATCTCCTATGCTGAATCACAAAGCGATGTTCATCAAAATATTCTTACGCTCTTCTTTAGTTACTTCTGTATAGCGGGCTCGACTCCAGCCACCGCAGTCCGTGCAAAAGAAACGCTGGAACTTACCTGTGTTAGTGTACGCATAGCCCCTAGATTGTACATGAACTGATCCGCACTGCACGCACACAGGGCCGGCAGCAGGCTTATCTAGGTATAGAGCAGCGTTGGGAGCCCCAACGATCCAGCCGTCTAGACGGTTGTGCAGCTTCTCAAGCTCCGTCACGTCTTTGCGATTGTACTTAATCATCGTGGCCTTGGCCTTCTCATCCCCCTGCATGCACTTGATCCAGAGGCCGAAGCCCTCGTGCTGCATCTTGGCACCTACCTCGAAGTCTTTGAGTACAAACTCCAGCTTATTGCTAGGTAAACGAAACTGCTTTTTGATAGTCTCTAGTAGATCTACCTGCTTGAATGGAGCAGGGGGTTTATACCCAGCTTTAATGAATTCCCGATTAATCATCGGAATATCAAACCGCTTACCATTGTAACTGACAACTACGTCAGCCTCAGATAGCAGCGCATGCAATCGTTCGAGGAAGTCCCATTCATCCCACCACCGCGTTTCCATCGTAGCTTTAGAACCCTTCCACTTAGCACTCCAGCTTAGAAGCTGTCCGGTACTAAGTAACTGATTGAGGGCTACGTTATTATTCCATAGACTCCACACACCGGCGAGTAGAAAGCTTGACTCTACATCCAAATACAAGGTGCGCATCTTATCGGAGATACCTCTGAATAATTTTTAGTGCTTCTTCCATCTCTGTCTGTACCTCTTCCTTAACATCTCCGTCTGCAACGGCTGCTTCGATCTCTGAGTAAGCACCGTCAAGTGCATTGAAGATCATGCGAAGTTCGCGCTTAGTCAAGGTTACTTGCGGTTCGTGGTCGGTAATTGTAATACTCATTAATCTTCCTTACGTTGGTTATAGTACTCAATCTGTAGCTTAGGCGAAGCCCCTGCGATAGGGCGATCATCTACCAACTTGTCGATACTAAGCGCATCCAACATCAAAGCGCAGCATGCCATAGCGTGCGCTAGATGATGAATCTTACTATCAGGTGCTAGATCTTCTCCGTCCCAGAAAGCATCCAGATGACGTTCGGCTGCTGACTTGTAGGTAGAGATAGAGATTGGAAATTCACGATAGTTGTAAGGACCGTATTTGTTAGCTCCATCTTCTAATGCTAGCGCCAAATAGTGCTTGGCACTTGGAGGGACTAAATGCAGGGGAACCTTCTTACTTCCAATGAGAGTCTTGGGATTGTTATCTGGATAATGTTTACTTATCAAGCCACTCCTCCGGTACATGCCCTATGGCCCACTGAATACCCCGAGCGTTACACCAATCAGAGTAGTAGTTCTTAGCGCCTTTCTGTAGAGGCTGGTCTCGCATGAACAACATACGGATATCTCTTGTACCTCTGTACTGCTCGATGACAATAGCCATCTTCTTACGCGCCTCGTTGTCGAACTTGCCTTTGGCTTCAACGCAGATACCATTAGGCAGGATGAAGTCAGGTTTGTACACGTGCTTGGATTCAGGTTCGATGAAGGGTAGTTTCAGAGTTTCATACTCGAACTGTACCTTCCTCTTGCGTAGATCCGTAGCAATTGTCTGCTCGAACTTGGAGCGATACACATTGATCTTACGTGGTTTCTTACTCATTACTCACTGTTCTATTGTCTGTGCAAGATACGGGCTGCTGTAACAGAGATATGACAGCTTCTGCCAACATTCTATTCTCAGCTTGTAGATTCTGTATCTGTTCTAGTTTCTTGCCATACGCTGCGTTCCAGATCGCTGTGCTCAGCACAAACGCCAGGATCACTAGTATAGTTACCCCACGTCTTGATTTCTCTGGTACGCTGGAGCCACAGTAATGTTCCAATTTCTGGTAACCTCTCTAAGATACGGTTATCTTTATATGCTTGCTTCACAATCTTTAGCATCTCTCGTTCATTACGAGCACTAGCCAACATCTTCTCTGCTGTCTTTGGACCTACTCCGTCAATGCCGGGAATATTATCTGTTCTATCCCCCGTCAAGATCTGAGTGTAGTAGAACCTCTTGGCTTCTAGTTCTGGGATGTACGTTAGAACATCTTTAACCCAATCATAGTTCCACCCTCCTAGTTGCTTAAGGTCCTTGTCGATAGAAGCAATGATCGGAATCTTACCTTCAGCGATCAGTTCTGTGCTGCGGATACCAATCTCATCATCGGCCTCCATACCCTCGATGTTCCTAGCGCCGTGCCATTTCATAGCGTAGTTCCTAAGAGCGCCATAGTGTACCGGCTTGAGCATCAACTCGCGGTTACCTTTGTACGGCAAAGTCTTAGCTAGGTCATATCTGAAGTTACCCTTACCCGTGAGATATAACTCCCACGGGCAATTGAACTTAGACTTAGTACGCTCGATGATGTTCTTCATGTTGGCCAGCGCATTCTCCACAGGCTCAACAGTCTGTTGATGGCGTATCTCAATGTCCTCAGGAAAACCTAGGACCTTAGCTATCTCGTTGGCTTCCGTCATAGTCTTGACCGCAGAGATCAAGGTATCACCTTGCCAGACGAAGTAGCTCTTGGATTCACAAGCAAATCCCGAACGATACACGGCACTATCCAGATCAAATAGTGCCACTGCCTTATTTAAGTCTAACTGTTCCATGCAGTAACTCCCGCAGACGCTTCGCTAACTCTTGGATCAGATCAGTAAACTCTCTGCGCTCAAAGTCTTTGAGGTTAAGATTAGCTACATATAACAGTTCTTCTACCGTATAGTGTCGAAACTGATTATTCATGTTCGTTCAATATGTTCGGGCCATTGTTTAGCCATAGCTTTAGCTATTCCAGGATATGTACTACTTCTAATCTTCCATCTATCGACTGACGGGCCTAGTCGGTTCTGCCCTGAATCAGTCTGGTTTGCCCAGCGTGCTTTGTTTCCTACCATTCTAGGAGGTACATACTGTGTAGGAATAAGAGGTGGTAAATTATGTAACCACAAACATGTCTTTTTACTGGCATCCTCACCAAACCACCAAGGTTGTATGATTTGATCTGGTTTTCGGATACGACTAGAAATTACGGATACAGGATTTTCCAATGCAATATGATGAATTGGCGCTCCCAACAATTCCCGCACAAAAGCCAGCGCGTCCTCTGTTAGTTGAGGATCGCGCAGTCCTCGGGTTGTCCAGTGCATACCACTCACACTTAGGTAAGTACAGGGCGGATGTGCTACCATCAAATCCCAACCACAATTAAGTATATCCCGCACGTCTCCTTGGTAGTGTGGTCCTGGTGTCTGCGAGGGTAGCAGGTCACAACTCATGGCATCGTGACCTGCCTCTAGGAAAGCATCCCGCACCGTGCCACTGTACTCGCATGCAACAAGTACTCTCACTGAGGATACTCTATTACTTTTACTCCAGCTTTATCAAGTCTACGCCGCATATCGGCAGTACCCTTGCCTCCTGGAAATTGTACAGCAACATCTACTCCGCTATCAAGCATAAGCTGATTACGTATATGGCCAGCAGCTTTGCCATGTCGTTCCCAATTAGCAGGGAAAACTTCTAGTGCAGTCCAGTTGATAGTGGCCCAGTGAATGCCAAGATTGTCTGCACCTTTGGCACCGCCGCTAATGACTGTGACATCTGGCAGAGTATTTCCGTAAACGTCATGCTCGTAGCAGGACCACCCTTCTGCACATTTATCTAGAAAAGCAACTCCCAATCCAGCTTCTTCTTTGGTTGTACCAAACTCCCTGCCACCGTAAATCAGCACCCTCATTGTCCTATTTCTATCACGGAGTCGGTTCTACGACTGGACAGTTATTATTACCGTCGCGACAATTACCATCGTTGCTATCGTACGGGCCAGCACTGTTAAGCCGCCCTGAGTTGAAGTTATTAGTTCCGATAGTGTTACCATCACCGCTAACTAGATTAGCACCAGCAGTATTAGTCGTGCCGTAATTACCTCCTACTACGAGAGACGGAGCAGAGGCAGCCTCCGACCAAGCAGAAGCCTGCTCCCCGATAATTGAGGACCACATAGCATTTTGGCTTGTTTGAATCGCAGCAGAATTATCTGACAAGTGGCGCTGTGTCTTATTTGATTCAGTGATGCCGATAATAGTGGAGGCTCCCGGTACGAGCACACTCGCCCACGCAAGCGCTTTCTCGCTTAGACTCGGCTCTCTCTGCGGAGCAGCAATCGTCGATGTTCCAGCTCCATTGCCTCTAGCGAGCGCTGTGACAATATCGCTGATAGACTGGAATGCAGCCACCTGCGATACGCATGCGTCAGTGGAGCAGCTAGCTCGAAGGTCCCCGTACTGGGAGATCTTCGCCAAATTAGCGGCCTGCGATGAAGCATTTTCATCCGCGAGGATCTGGCGTTGTGTCGTAAGATAGCTCTCATAGTTTGTTTTGTTCTGTGTAGTGGCGCAACCTGCTAAAGACAGTGCTGCTACAACTGCTAAAGTTTTAAGCATTGAAATAATGATCTCCAATAGTTGTTGAATTTCTTTTAGGTCCGTTAGAGTTGAAGTACAGGAAGGTACGTAGCTCTGGATCTAGACTGCCATAGTTCTGTGTAACGTATTCTGCTACCTTTACTGCCTTCTTCATAGCTCTTCGCTCGATAGCATTGTGCAGCTTAGGAGTTACGTTGTGGAACTGTCCTCGGGCTTTGGTAATGGCGCAGAGGTCTGTGTATTTGAATCCTGCACTGAGGCTGCGATTAATGACAACTGCCGCGACCGCTCTCTGTCCATGAGTAGACTGATTTCTTGACTCATTGAAAACAATCCTAGCAATGCAGCCGATCTCTTGCTGCGTGAACACAGATCCCATCCGCGCTTGAGGGATTGCCAGTGTTGCATTTGTTCGTGTATCAGGTGGTCGATAGCTTTCAAAGTATCCAATGGTTACTCCCAACATCATAAGTATAACCAAGCCCTTCAAGAATTTCCATAACACGTTCTCTGGGTACTCCTTTATCGGTTGCCTTGTGTAACCCGCACTGTGCTAGCACTGCTCTACGATGCTTCTCGCAGAGCGTCTGTAACCATTTACCGAGTTCATCAAGTGTTACTGTATTCCCAGACGTGGACATTATCAGGAAGTACCTCGATGATTGGTAGTACGTCTTCTCGTTTCAGCTTACCGTTTCCAATTCCAGGGAAGTTTAGATCAACTCGGTCGTACCGAGAGATCCACTCGCACAGCTCATTAACGCTGTTTTCTATAACATTCAGCTTAGCCTCTTCTCTCCAGTGGTACTTCACCATGAAGAATCCTACAAGCTGTCCGTCATAAACTCCTATGTGTCCTGTAGAAGTGATCCCTGGATAGCCCATCCCGAAGTCGTAGGGCAGTTTAGGGAATCTCTTCTTAGCTTCTAGGGCTATGCCTCTTCCCATAACCACAGCTCCATCTTTGCGGACGATAGGATTGGTAGTGATTAGAAACAAGTCTGTCTTACCGAAGACTGACCACATGTCACCCTTTTCGAGTATCATTCAGTAGAGCCTCCATTGATACCGGCCATAGTGGCTTAAGGATATCCATGACCTGTTTAGCTACCTCTTGCACTTCACGTTGAGCATGTGCATCTAGGCGCAAGTCAAGGAAGTGAGCCCACGCCCTGAGGTTGCCACTCATATAGAAGCTGGTCATGAGGTTCTGTGGCAGTATCATACGGGCTTGTTCCGGTGCCACTTTTCCTTCTTTTACTAGACTGTTGTACTGCATTACACAATATGACATAGCCAGTTCCGCTAGCTCTTGAGGAGTAGTAAGAGGAATCTTTCCATAAACTTTCTCGTACTCTTCAAGATTACCAGGCGACCCGCTAAGGAAAGGACCAGCTTCTTCATCAGAGCTACCCTGCTTCACATTGTCAGCAGCCTTCCGCCACTTGTCAGGCCAGTAGAACTCTAGGTTATCCTTGACGTACCGCCTACTTACCTCATTGTACGAGAACGTGCGGTGCCTCTGGATCTGACGTGCAATGAAAATCGGCACCTTCAAACGCAGTGTGGCACCCTGATGCTCGAAGCAAGAGGTGTGCCGATTGTCTGCTAGGTACTTGATTAGCTTAGCGTCTTTAGAGCTAAGCTTATACACGGAACGAAAACTACCTGCTCCATCGACGTACTCTTTTTCCCAATCACTCTCTTTATCCATAGAGACGCGGGCTGCGTTCACACACGTCAAATCGCTTCCGTAGTGAGTGATGTACTCAACCTTCACCTTTTATCTCCTGATCCGGACACTACGTTACGGGCTAACCTGTCTTCGAGCTTAGCAATATTCGCTTCCATCACAGTCTCCATAGACAAGCCTGTTATTTCGCAGAGCTGTGCGACATACCACAGTACATCCCCAAGTTCGCTTTCTAAGTCTCCGACAAAGGCGTTCATCTCAGTGTGGTCCCGCAGAAACTTCTTACGCTTACCTGCTACCTCCCCTGCTTCAGATGTAAGGCCGTGGATCAGATAATCCAGAGCTGCCTCTGCTGGATACTTCGCAAACTTGTTCGTTAGATTCTGATACTCGCTAATACTTAATGGCATCTCTGTTGTCCCTTTAAACGCTCGATAGCTTCTTCTAATTTCAGCGGAGTAAAAGCTGTATGCTCTGCTGATACACATAGATACTTCTCATCTACAACGCCGTCTTCACGTAGTACTTGGTGATCGTGCAAGTGGCCATGAATGCAGCCTCCTGAATAGCGTACTACTTGGCCGCGATGAACGGGGATATGTGACATGATGATTTTACGTTTTACCAGTTCAATGCTGCCGTGCAAACTCTCGAACCCTGCGTCAATGTATTGCTGGATACTACCTGTATCATGATTTCCTAGAACAAGTTTCTTGCGGCCCTTTAATAGCGTCCCCATAATTATGCAGCGGGGATTCATTGTAAAATCTCCGAGCACATACACCAGATCCTTATCATTAACAACGCTATTCCAGTTGTCAATCAAAGCGCTGTCGTGTTCTTCTATTGTATCCCAAGGCCGTAACTTACTTCCATCTTCCTTAGTGAAGCGTACAATGCCTTGATGCCCGATGTGTAAATCTGCAATTACAAAACTACTCATTGCTTGCTCTCCATACGTCTCCGTCATTAAAAGTAAAGCAATGATCCTCCAGCCAGCCGCACTTATCCATGAAGTCTACTAAATACTGTAGCTTAGATACCACATCATCAGTGTATTCTTTATAAGATTCAAGTGTAGGAGTGGTGTCTTCCAATTGTAGTGGCTCCTTGATTCCCGAGGTGCATACCGTAACTCTCCGATGTATGTAATAGTTCTGGTTCCGCCGCCAGATACCCTTTATCGTATGGTACGGTTACATGGAACGCCGGTACTTATTGGACGCCACCGGAACGTCTAAACCAGGTCAAGCTTTATTTAATCGGGCATACACCAGTAGCGCATTCCAAGTCTTCTTCAAACTCAACACTAGCTACGGACGTAATCAATCTAGACTTCTTGACTCTATCTTCGTACTCTTCCTTACTGATCTCTTCTAAGGGCGCCTGATCGAAGCCGTGCTCCGAATGAAGTAAGAACGACAGGCTCTTGAAGTTCTTATCGTAATACTTGGTTAGGTATTCCTTGATCTCCGGGAGTTCTTCCTTGCGATAGTAGATCGTACAGCTTACTGCGTTATCACTCCACTCAGATTGTAGTCGTCTAACCACTTCCAACTGGTCAATGGCAGACATGTCTGCTGCGAGTCTAGTTCCTTCTGGATAGCTAAATGGAAATTCTGCAACTAGTGTCGTTCGGTCGGGTGTTCCGTCGAAACCACGCACAGGTTCAATCGGGTATCCGTGCTCCCGAATGGTAGATACTAGGGGAGAATTAGCACTGAGTCGAATTCGTCGAACCATGTATCGGGCATACCCAGGATGTGCTCCGGGTGTAACTCCGGGCAGAAGGGATAGGGTACCAGATGGCTTGACAGTAGTGAGCTTAATGCTTGGAGGCCAACCATGTCCTTCCGAATAATGAAGGTCGTACTCTCTAAGAGCGGTGTAGGTATCACTTAACCAGCTCCTCTGTTCCTCTGTAGCTTGTAGGTATCCTGTGACACCAATGCCCATACGCATGTTCTTGTGTACAATCTCTTCTGTCTCCTCGTGATGACAGTTCAGGTTGAGACTGTGCTTAGCAATACGATATAGGTAGGTAGCTACATCCAGTAATTCGGCACTACTTTCGATGTTGGGTAGGAAGATCTCAGCCAAGCAACAAGTTTCGTAGTTAGCCAAGGACTGCTCTGCACACGGATTGAATCCAATAACATCCTTATCCCTGTACTTAGTTTCTCCTGTGCGTCCAATTGCTCGTGAGAGCTTGAGATTGATGAGTCCAAACGGTTCTCCATTCCCCATGTATCCTTTCCAGATTTCGTCAGGCAAATCTGTGAAAGAATTACATACCACAGAGTTGTTGGAGTTGGCTCGCCAATTTGGCACACCACCAAGATCCCATCGTTTGCTTCTGAGATATTGAAAATCATCCATGTCTCCGATTGCAATCTGAGCTGACCTGCGAACATTACCGGCTACAACAATCGAGCCAATGATGTTCATAATGTCAAGACAATCAATTGGTCTTAGCTTTTTACCGCGTCGGCTGCTGAGGACTCTAGTGATGTTTCCAATACCTTCACACAGTATCTCAGGGCCGCTAGCAGTTCCACCGAAGCCTTTGATTGGTGCGCCTGCTCCTCGAACCAGTTGTGTAGAATACGTGAATGATGGTTTGTCGCGTCGTCCTGAGGGGAATGCTGCTCTAAGAGTGTACTCAAGGAGTTTAACCCAACCTCCTCTAGAGTCTGGGACAATGAAGTCAGCTCCTGCGTCATCCTTTCTAATCGGTCCCCTGAAAGTTTCGAGAACCTTAGGTAACTCATAAACGTACTCCCTCTGAATATTAAAGCCGACACCACATCCAAGCATGAGCATATCCATTGCCCAAGTAAACGGTCTGACAGGTTCATCAACCACCACACATGCGCAGTTCTGCAAGGACGGAAGTCCTAGCTGGTCAATCGTGGATGTCCCTAGCTGCCACAAGAAGCGGCCTGCTACTGTACCCTTAAGGGTACGCATATAGTGGGCCAGCTTCTGCTGCTCTTGCAACGAGAAGCCTACTCCGAGTTGTTCATTACTTGCTTCGACGACCCGCTTGATTGTATCTTCCCACTCTTCGGTGGGTGAATCTATATCGTTATCGTTTAATCGCCTAGCGTATGTACGCTTGTAGACTAGGTTACCGACGGAACTCCATGGTGTAATTAGTTTGGTCTCGTCGGCCATTGTATTCCCGTATCCGGTTTGGCATCCTCACGTTCTGTTTCAAGTAGTGCTTGTAGATTCTTAGCCCAGCGTATAGCTTCCGGAAGAATTGAGGTAGAGTTCTCCATCACGTCAGTAGTCTTGTTGAAGATACCGTATCCTACAAATGATTGACCAGGGAAGCCCGGCTCTATATGATTCTGTGTTACACGTACAGCATAATCCTTTGTGTCGAATAGAGACAACAGTCATAACTCCTTGTTATAGATTCACGTACATCGGTTTGTTCGTTTTCTTGTATCCGACATTGCAGTGAGATACGTTCATGAAATGGGTGCCCCTCCTATTCACAGAACCGTAAGCTTCATGAATGTGTCCGAATGCCCACAGTTTCGGTTTAAGTTTCAGGCTGTCCCACCACTTAAGCATTGCTTTAGATCCAACACGCTCTCCGCTTTGAGTCCTGTCTAGTATCCCAAAGGGAGGACCGTGACTTACTACTACGTCAGGTAATGCAATAGTAGACCAACTCTGTAGATACTCCGCTATCTCTCTTTCCATTCTATTGAATGCCCAAGCTGGTAAATTGATTACGAAAGGTATAGCAAATAGAATCATACCATTAGGTAGCGTTCTAAATGGATTTTCTGGAAGTATTAAATCAACGCCATTGAGTTCCAGATCTCTCTTAGTTAGATGCGAAAACTTCTCTATGAAGAAATCGTGATTGCCGGGGATAGCATACTTATAGGTAGCAGGCATAGTGGATAAAGAATGCCAAGTTCTATCCCACTCGGCTGCCGTTCCTTGTAGCATACTATCCCCGCAATGAATTGCTACCTCAGCAGGTTCCCATTTGCTGGCATCGAATTCAAAATGAGTATCCGAAGTAGCCATCAGTTTCATTAGAAAGGAATATCGTCGTCTTCAAATTCCTCAGTAGCTGCTTTGGCTTTACGAACCTTCACTTCCTCGGCCGGATGCTCAGGAGGCATCCCCCTCTTTACGTCCTCAATGAATCGCTGAGTCAGCTTGTCCAAGTGCATCTCTAGAATTTCCTGCTTGGCTGCCATATTCTTCGCTTTACCGAAGTCAATGGTACCAACAGTCGCCATGATGTCTAGAAATTGTAGAGCATCCTTGCGACTAGACTGATAGACAATGCTATCGTTACGATCTACATAAGGAACAGCCGGACGAGGGGCAGATCCCGGAGCTGGTACTGGGAATTGTGGAACTGGAGCAGGTGCGGCAGGCGCTCCTGTCGGTAGTACTTTGATGGACTTTGCATCTGCATCCCAGTATCCCTTGGCGTTCTGTACCGCAGAGAACTCAACGAAGTCTCCCTGTCGGCACGGAGGCATGGTACTCTTAGTGCCGTAATTAACATTATCAACCTTCATGCTGTGCATCAAACCATACTGTCCCGGACGGGAGCTAAGACTCTCTACGTAACCACGAATCATATTCAATTATTGACCTCTCTCAAATTCTGTAATCCAGCGAAGAACATTCTCGCTGAAGCCATCAATGTGCCGCCACGCTCCATAGCCAATACCATTCTTGTAGGATGCTACGTTAATCATGTAGGCGTTCTTAACAACGGGGTTTACTCTGGAACCTTGTGCTGCCTGCTCGTCAGTGATGACGATGATGCGATCGTGTGGGATCTTGTTAGCCTGTGCTACTGCTTGATAAAGCTCCGTACCCTGGTGGCTCTGTGACTTACGCAGAGCATCTACGCCAGCCATACCTCGATAAGCTGGTACTTCTACCAAACGATTCGAGAACGACATCATCCGAACATCACCCGGAATAATCGAAGCGAGTGTACACGCTGCGTCCATACGAGTTAGATCAGACTTGGCTGATAGCCGAGAGTTCATCGAGTCGGATACATCTACCAATACAAGCGTAGTACCAGACAGCGGAGTCATTTCCTCAATGGACTCTAGAAGAGCCTTGTCCAGTGCCGGAGCAAACGCAGGGGCAGCGCGTGCTGCTGCGACGTAACGGAATGGCAGGACCATCTGAGCACCTTTACGCGCTGAGATAGCCTTAGAAACAATGGAACGATCGCAACCGGCCACCTCCATATTACGAAGGTTACGAAGTAGAGCTAGGTAACCTAGGTTATCCTCTTGGATCAACCGTTCAAACGTAGCTTTCTTATCCTTACCTGCGGACAGTGCGACTTCCCATGTGTCCGGTGTCTCTAGAGTTCCTTCGACAATCTTGTGGAACAGTGAATCCTTGTGCCGCATTACCTCGCCGCGCTTGTAGTCCTTCTTCAGAACAGCATTGACAGCAACTGCCTCACCATTCCCAACCTGCTTCTCTGACGGCTTAGCGTGAGTAAGGAACAGTACATCTCGAAGCTTGATATCTCCGTCACGATTGTACTTGGCTAGCTGGTAGCCGTTGAACTTACGAAGAGCACGGGCCAAACCCTTCTTGATCTGATTGGCAATCGGAGTTACGCCATTACGCCAGTAGATCTTTAGGAACTCGGCCGGCTCATCGGCACGCTGGATCACATGCTCTAGGGTATCTGAAACGAGGGACGTACCACCAGCATGCTTGGCTAGAGTAGCAACAAGTAGGAGCGGTACATGGCGAAGCTTCATGGTATCACGAGCTTCGATAGCTAGAGCAGCAACTTTCTTAGGATCGCACTTAGCAACCAGCTCTGTGATACGATCGGAAATGGAAACACCTGCCTCGTAGAAGGTATCCTCCCACAGCATGCACGAAAGTACAGAGCGGCGAAGCTCTGAGTATGGATCAATACTAATAGCCTTAGCACCTTCAGCCGTGTAGACTGCCGGTGCCTTTACCTTTGTGTTCAGCTTCATCTTTGAATCCTTATAGTTGGGGAACGATTCGACAACGGTCTTTATAGCATTGAAGTATCCGTCATCTACACCACCAGCATAAACTACTGAAACTTAAAGTACGGGAACAAACGAGTTCAGAGATTTTAGCGCTCTAACCGGCTGAGCTACGCGACCCTAAGGTTGCGGTTGGACTCGAACCAACGACCTCTCTATTAGCATTAGAAGTAACTGAACTCTACACCACGCACAAACAGCAAATAACTTAGGGGAGCAAACGAGCGCGGCTTTGGTTTCTTTTACAGAGAAGTAACCGCGTTCTGTACCACCTATAGAACCATTATGCCACAGATTTACCCATCTGTCAAGGGATTTTATCGGTTACCCAACATCGGCATCCTGCATATCCAAAGGATTGTAGGTAATCTTCGTTTCCTCACCTTTGCCCCAGTGGGTACCGATCTTAATCTCACAAGCAAGTGGAACCTTAAGCTCGAACTTGTACAACTTCTTCAGGACATTGAACACATCTCTAGTAAACGCCAGCCCGATCTGTTCCTTGATCCATTCCATGTCCTCGTCTGGATGTACCTCTAGGATAACAGAGTCATGGATCGTAAGGATGAAACGAACCTTACGTCCACGTAGCCTGTGCCACAAACATATCAGACTGATAGGAACAATCTCACCTGTAGATACTCCCTGAATCGGGTAGTTGAAGATGGCGTTTTGATTGGTAGCTTTACCGTAAGCATTCACCTTTTCGTTCGGCCAGAAGAACTCCATACCGTACGGGGTACGCAGCTTCCCTGTTGCTACTACTTGCATAACCCAGTTGTACTGGACTTTGTACATCACGTTGTACTTGTCACGGAAGAACTTACAGTAAGCCTTCTCTGCCTTAGTGTTACCCGTTCCTCCGTATGTAGGTTTGAAGGTCTGAGGCTTAGCTTGCTGTCTAGCTTCCTTATCGTCCAGTCCTTTGAACTCACCCTGAGACCTAAAGAACTCTCTAGTTACGGAGTGTACATCTATCTCATCAATGATCTCTTGGACAGCAACTGGATCACTAGTTAAGGCTGCTGCCCCTCGGAACTCTAGCTGCGCTTGATCGGCTTCAACTATCAACCAACCCGGATTCGATGCGGTAACCAGCCCCTTGTATTCGCGAGGCATGTTCTGGAGCTGTACACCGAGTGGTTTTGGCAGCGTCGTAAATGAATACTTCCTGCCCGAACTAGAAAGCCGGTGGGTTGCGGTGATGCCTTGGTTGTAAGAACCGTTGAATTTGCAGTCATATTCTTCACATATTCCTCGAAAGAACTCAAGGGTCTTAGACCGCTTGGCTTGTAGGTTTGCTTGCTTCTTGAACAGTTCAAGGAACCTGCGTTGCTTTGGGGTATCTCCCCTTAGTTTGGAAATGATATCAATGGACGTGCCTCGTTGGCCGGAGGCCGTACGTACAGGGCCGTCTCTATCTCTTACCTCTGCAAACTGTAGTTCGTCGTACAGTAACTCTGCGACCTGCTGGCGTGACCTCCAGTTGAGGTCTCCGTACTCAGCTAATTCTAACTCTACGTCAGCTAGTTCATTAGAAACAGCGCGGTATTCTTCCATGACTTTCTTGTGGTCTAGATGAATGCCGTTGGATTCCATGTCTACCAGTACCGGGGTAAGCATACACCTTGCTAGCTGTAGGTGTAGCTGGTCACGAGAGGCTAGCTCTTCTCTCTGTACTAGGTAAACTTCAAGGGTGGTTCGTACATCCTCTAGGCAATACTCCTCCAGCCAAGGCTTGGGGATGTTCTGCGGATCTACACCGTTCTTTATCAGCCAGCTTACGGAGTCAACCTTACCTCTGATGCCTCGTCTCTTGGCCAGGCTAGAGAGATCCTTAGGGTCCTTAAGATTTCCTAGCAAGATCCACTCTGCGAGGAACGTATCGAACACTAGGATATCGTGTAGATCTACGCCGCAGCGGTCTAGCCAAGCTAGCTCAAACTTGGCATTCTGAGCTACGATGAAGTCAACGGAACGTACGGCATCTAGGAGTTCGTCTTGGCTGTTCTCATCTCCCCAACAGCTCCTGTACTGGTTGGTTCTAGAATCGAACCAACACGCTAACAGGAGTTCGTTCTGCATGTTCAGGGCAGAACCGAACTCAAGTGCAGTTGTCTCGAAGTCGAGACAAATGTACGAGCCTTGTCTGTATATATTCGGATTCTTTATAGGCTTCTCCTAGGTATGTACAGGAAGAGATAGAAAGCTAAAGCGTATAGCAGGAACAGTAGAATCTGTATTGTTCTTTTAACGATAGCTTCTCCTTTCTGTTACTGTTA